GACCAACTACTAACCCTGCAGATGCAGCACAAGTAGAAACAACAGCTACAAGACCAGATTTAAAAGTATTTGATTTTGATGCTAGTACAAAACAATATACACAATTTACAATAGCTATGCCTAAATCATGGAATGAAGGCACAATAACTTATCAAGCTTACTGGTCTCCAAGCACAACTAATACAGGAAATGCTATTTTTGGATTACAGGGTGTTGCATGTGCAGATAATGACACTATTGATGTTGCATATGGAACAGCAATAAATATTACAGATGCTGGTATTGGAACAGTTGAAGATCAACAAATTACAGGTGAAAGTAGTGCAGTGACAGTTGCGGGTTCTCCTGCAGCAGGTGAGCAAACATACTTTCAATTTTTTAGAGATGCGGCAGACGGTAGTGATACATTTACTGGTGAATGTAGAGTTCTAGGTATCAAATTATTCTTTACTACTGACGCGGCTAACGACGCATAAGGAATTTAGATATGAGAGACATTAAAAATAAACTTACATCAAGTAAGAACACAAAAAATATACAAAAAAGAAAAGGTAAATCATTTGGTTATCAAGTTTTAGGATTTGGTTCTGGTGGTGGTGTTGCAACACAGTGTCTTACTTTTTCAGGTTTTGCTGCAGTAGCCGGTGGAGGTGGAACATTAGCTTTTCCTGCAAATGGTGGAGCCGGTGGAGGTGGTGTAATATTTAATGCTTCTGCTTACACAAAAGCATTTGCTGGTGGTGCAATTCCAATTGTAATTGGAGCTGGTGGCACTGGTGTTTTATGGTCTGCTGTTGCTAACAATGGTAACGACACTACTGTAGGTGATGGAGATTTTGCACTAACTGCCATAGGTGGTGGTGGTGGTGGAGGTGGTTGTCAACCAAGTCCTCCCATAACTGATTCAGGTCGTCCTGGTGGTTCTGGTGGAGGAGCTTTTGGACAATCAGGTACTTCCGGTCCTGGAGCAGGAATACAATCATGTGCAGCAGGTGATTCAGGAACTTTTGGTTTTGGTGGTAATGGTGGTACAGGTAACCCTTCAAACAGAACTGGCGGTGGCGGCGGTGGCGGCTCCGGTTGTAATGGTGCTAATGGCGGCAGTCAAGGTGGAAACGGAGCTGGAGGTAAAGATGTTAGACCAGCTTTTGGAACAGAACCTCAACCTTTTTATGGACCCACAAATGGATTTTATTCTGGCGGCGGTGGTGCTACTGCATGTAATAGAGCTGGAGGCTGTGGTGCTAGTGGCGGTGGCGGTGATGCTGGTGGAAGTTCTCAATCTTATGACGCAGGTCAAGCTGGTGAAGTTAACACTGGTGGTGGCGCTGGTGCTTCTTATGCTGCAGGTCCCTCTCCTTCTAGAATTGGAATGAACGGCGGTTCTGGTAAAGTACTTATGAGTTTTCCAACTTCTGTTACTGTTTCAGTAACACCCGGTACAAACACAGTTACACCAGTCCCAGGTAGTAAACAAATTGCAAGATTTACAGTATCAGGAACATTAGAGGTTAGTTAAAAATATATTATGGCACATTTTGCAGAATTAGATGAAAACAATATAGTAAAAAGAGTAGTAGTTGTTGCTAATGATATTGAAACAGCAGCTGGTTCTTTAGGTGATAATGATATGCATGTCGATGGTGAAACATGGTGTGCTAAATTTTTTAAAGGTGGTGTTTGGAAACAAACATCATACACACATAATTTTAGAAAACAATTTTGTGGGTTAAATTTTACTTACGACTCTGTTCAAGATATATTTATTCAACCACAACCTTACCTATCTTTTACATTAGATTCTAATAACGATTGGCAACCACCAGTAGTTTATCCAACAATTATAACTTACGAAGATCCTTTAGGAGAAGTTTATGTGGAACCTCAACCCGTTTACAGTGATCCAGAAGAGCCAACTAGAATAACAGGGTGGAACCCTTTTACTATACCAGAAGGTAAATCAGTTGGTGATGTTATTATAAAACTTTACAATATAAAGTGGGATGAACCTAATTTAAAATGGATTGCAAAAGATAAAGAAACTCCAGAAAATAACTTTTCTTGGGATGCATCAGCCTTATCTTGGGTGTCTGAATAATTACTCTTTACAAATAATTTAAAATAGTTTATATAGTATTCGTATGAAAGGATCAATATGAAGTGGCCTACAATGTGCGTAGATAATTTTTTTGATAACGTAGATGAAATAATACAAGCTTCTACTAAATTAAAATTTTATGTTGATAAAGATGGGCGTTGGCCAGGTAAAAGAACAAATAATTTACAGATAGAAGACGCTTCTTTAGCTAGTTTTATTAATTTAAAAATTTTAAGACTTGTTGTTCCTCATTTTACAAATCAATTAATGTACGGAGCAAGTTCTGGTTTTCAAAAAATTGATGACTCTTATGGTAAAGAAGGATGGATTCATCAAGACAATGATACTGAACTTAGTGCAATAATTTATTTAAGTGATAGTAAAAATTGCGGTACTTCTATATTTAAACCAAAAGATTATAAATCATTTTTTAAACATAATGATTTAAAAAGGCACTATCTTAAAAGTAAACAGTTTGATCAAAAATATTATGAAAGTTTACAGGAAAATAATTCTCAATTTGATGAAACAATTTATTTTGAATCTGTTAAAAATAGATTATTATTATTTGATGGCAATCAAGTACATGGTGTAAAAAATCTTATTGATCCAAATAATAAAACAAGATTAACTTATGTTGCTTTTTTTAAATTTATAATGGACCCTTCTTTAAAGAGTTTTGTAGTTGAATCTAAAAGACAATTGATAGGATAATAAAAATGAATTTAGTTAATTATTATTGGTATTTTACATCAGCTATTCCATTAAAAATTTGCGATGACATAACTAAATACGGAAAACAATTACAACACCAAATGGCAGTCACTGGTGGTTTTGATAAACAGAAATTAAATAAAAAATCAATTAATGATTTAAAAAAGAAAAGAAATTCAGATGTTGTTTGGATGGAAGATAAATGGATTTATAAAGAAATTCACCCTTACATTCAAAAAGCTAATAGAGATTCGGGATGGAATTTTAATTGGGACCATTCTGAAGCTTGTCAATTTACAACATATAAAAAGAAACAATTTTATGATTGGCATAGTGATAGCTGGAATAAACCATACAATCAACCCAATACTCCATCACATCAAAAAATTAGAAAATTATCTGTAACAGTTACTTTGTCAGATCCAAAAGATTACAAAGGTGGAGAATTAGAATTTGATTTTAGAAATACAGATCCAGATAAAAAACCTAATATTAAAAAATGTACAGAGATATTACCTAAAGGATCTTTAGTTGTATTTCCCTCATTTGTCTGGCATAGAGTATGTCCAGTTAAAAGTGGAGAAAGAAAAAGTTTGGTTATTTGGAATTTAGGATACCCATTTCAATAAAGGAAAAATATGAAAAATAAAAAAATTAAAAGTTATCCCCAAAAATTAAATTTAGAACAATATTTTGCATCACCTATATGGTTTGCAGATGCACCAGAATTTGCAGATAGTTTAAATAAAGCATCAGAAAAATATATTGATCAAGCTAAGAAAAATTTAAAACCAACTATTGATAAACGTAATAAAAAACTTGGTAACAAAGGAGATATGGGTCATGTATTTCATTCAACATCATTAATAGGTGATCCTAATTTTAAACAATTGCAAGATTATATAGGTGCTACAGCACAAAATTTATTAGGTGAAATGGGTTTTGATATGTCTGGTCATCAATTATTTACTACAGAAATGTGGGTACAGGAGTTTGCTAAAAAAGGAGGCGGACACCATACATTACACACACATTGGAATGGTCACATATCTGGTTTTTATTTTTTAAAAGCAGATGAATCTACATCTTTACCAATGTTTGAAGATCCAAGACCAGGTAATCTTATGAATCTTTTACCAGAAAAAGATAAAACAAAAATAACTTATGCTTCATCAGCAATAAATTATAGAGTCAAACCAGGTAAAATGATATTTTTTCCATCATATTTACCTCATCAGTACATTGTAGATATGGGATATAATCCATTTAGATTTATACATTTTAACTGTCAAGCAATACCGAAAGGAGTATTAAATGTCGTTTAAAAAAAATAAATACACGGTTTTAAAAAAAGTTATCTCACCAGAGTTAGCAGGGTTTGTTTATAAATATTTTTTAAATAAAAGAAACGTTGCAAAATTTTTATTTGATCAAAGATATATATCTCCTTATACAGAATATTTTGGTATATGGACTGATGACCAAGTGCCTAATACTTATTCACACTATAGCGATATTGCAATGGAAACATTATTAATGGAAGTAAAACCTGTAATGGAAAAACATACCGGTATTAAATTAAGTCCTACATATTCTTATTCAAGAATTTATAAAGAAGGAGATATCTTAGCGAGACATAGTGATAGATATTCATGTGAAATATCTACTACGTTAAATTTAGGGGGTGACCCATGGCCAATATATTTAGATCCAACTGGAGGTAAAGGCAAAGCTGGTATTAAAATTGACCTTAATCCAGGTGATATGTTAATATATTCCGGTTGTGATCTTGAACATTGGAGAGAAGAGTTTAAAGGTAAAGATTGTGGACAAGTATTTTTACATTATAATAAATTTAATTCTAAAAAAGCTAAAGAAAATTATTTAGACAAACGACCTTTACTAGGTGTACCTTCTTGGTTTAAAGGTGTTAAGTTGACAAAATTTAATAAATAGTCTATACATTAGGCTTGCGGGGGGATGATCCACCACAGATTCCCCTTGCTTTAAACATATTGAAATCACACACAATTTGCTATAATACCTAATAAACAGGAATTTTATATGCTACAAAAAATAGGGTTTCAACCTGGAATCAATAAACAGATAACACCTACAACAGCAGAAGGTCAGTGGACCGACTGTGATAATGTAAGGTTTAGATATGGCACACCAGAAAAAATAGGTGGTTGGAAACAATTAGGAGACGATGCACTTACTGGTGCAGGCAGAGGACTTCACCATTTTGTCAATAGTAAAGCTAGAAAATACGCAATTATTGGAACTAACAGAATTTTATATGCATATTCAGGTGGGGTGTTCTATGATATACATCCTATCAAATCTACTACCACGCTTTCAAATGCATTCAGCACGGTTAACGGATCACCTACTGTTACAATAACTTTTTCTAGTCCACATAATATTTCAGCACAAAATATAATTTTATTAGATAATTTTACTGCTATTACAAATTCTAATTATAGTGCAGATGATTTTAATAATAAAAAATTTATGGTAACAACCGTACCATCAAGTACAACTATAACTATTACAATGCCAGCAAACGAATCAGGATCTGGTGCAACAACATCAGGTGGTATTAGAGTACAACATTATTATCCAGTGGGACCCGCTGTACAAGCTCAAGGTTTTGGTTGGTCACTTGGATCATGGGGAGGTGAAGTTGCTGGAGAACCTACAACAACATTAACAAATGGTATTAACGATGCAGTAACCACTGGAATTATATTAGGTGATGTATCCCAATTTCCAAATGCAGGTACAAACTTTATAAAAATAGATACTGAAGAAATTTCATACACAGGTATATCTGGTAACGAACTTACAGGTGTTACAAGAGAAGTAAGAGGTACAACAAAAGCTGCACACAGTGGTGGTGCAACAGTTACTAGTACAACAAACTTTGTAGCATGGGGAGAAGCTGCATCGGGTGACTTAGTTCTTGAACCCGGTATGTGGTCATTAGATAATTTTGGTGACAAAGCAATTTGTTTAATTCACGACAGTGCTGTTTTTGAATGGAACTCTGCCGCAACAAATGCAGAAACAATCAGAGCAAGTATTATATCTGGTGCACCAACTGCATCACGTCATATGTTAGTATCTACACCTGACAGACACTTAGTGTTTTTTGGAACAGAAACAACCATTGGAGACACATCAACACAAGATAATATGTTTGTAAGATTTTCGGATCAAGAAGACATAAATACATACGTGCCTACAGCAACCAATACAGCTGGTACACAGAGACTGGCCGACGGATCACAGATCATGGGAGCAATTAGAGGTAGAGATGCAATTTATGTTTGGACCGATACTGCACTGTTCACTCAACGTTTTGTTGGTCAACCATTTACTTTTGCCTTTGCACAAGTTGGAACTAACTGTGGACTTGCAGGACAGAACGCATGTGTTGAAGT